CTCATTCCACCACTCGCCGATGGTTGCGTAGGCTCTTGTGGACTCACGTCCGTCCTCACACGCGCCCATACGCTTTAGTGTAGCGACTGTTGATAGGCTCATTCCATCATCTCCACAGTGCAGGGCAGCCATTCGGTGGAGTTGGGGTTAATGTATTGGTCAAAAGCAGTAGCGGATTTTCCTATGTCCCACCCCTTATACTTTGTTCCAGTACAATCAACAACGATTGCGTCCTGTGCTAATAACCCAAAAATCTCGCGGTCGGTCATCGGACGGAATTTGCTCTCTGGCAGTGGGGAGATGTCTGATTGTCCGACCCAAAGAACTTTATTAAAATCGCTTTCAATGAGCACAAGTGGACCCCTCATAGATCTCGCAAGAACCCTTTGATTGTTCCACAAACAAATAACACCATTTGTCGGGATGGATAAGATAAGCTCTTCGTAGGTCATAGATACTCCTTGATTTCGTGACGGCGCGCCAAGGTGGCGGTTTGTTTGAAAACAAAAAAAGGGGAAGCTCCCCCGAAGGGGAGCCTCCTGCTGTTTAGCTGTCGCGTGTTGGGTCAGTCCACGCAAACGCTTTGTCTGTCCAACCCGTTCCTGGCTCATCGTCGATCACGATGCACTCTGCGTCATCATCTGCTGTTGCCACTGCTGCAGCCCTGTCTTCTGGGCAGCTTGCTTCCTGCTCACGCATTCGCGCGAAGCCGAGGTTGGCCGTGTCGTAATCACCGCGTCCACTATTGCTTTGGAATCCACGGTCATCAGCTTGTTCCACTTGCTCTCCGTTTTGTCTGCGGATATTGTCGTGGATCTCCTCAAATGATGGCCGAATAAAGCGCGTCTTTTCCTCAAAGCGCACATCTGCGTTCCCCGCAAATTGCTTTTTCAGCTCGTCAAATTCTTGGAATGTAGGCACGTTGATTGCCTTGCCCAGCACGATGCACTTGTATCCAATCACCTCTTCAGTCATTCCAATCTGTCGTGTTTCGTGCTTTGTTTGGTGGCGTAGATAGCCATCGGCACCGACAATTTCCTTCTCATGCGAGATGGTCACATTCATGATGCCAGCTTTTAAATCGCACGCTACATTCTCAATCCACATAGTTACCTCCTAGGCGAAAATCGCCCAGATCATTGTTGCTGCCACTGTCCAGACGAAGAGCGTTCTGGCCATTTTGAGTAGGCGGGTCGAAGTGGGGGTGTCGTGTCCTCCCCCTCGGGCCATCTAAGCTGCAATCGTTTCCTTCTTGGCATTGAGGATCATTGCAATCTGTTCAGCCACTGTGGGCGCATTTGTTACTGGCGCTGCTGCCTCGGTGGTAGTGGATTCGGTGGTTGCCACTGTCACTGAGCGGTCCAGCTTGCTGAACCCGCGCACCATCAGCATTGCGACCTGTTCGGTGTAGAGGTGGCTCTTGAGTGCCTGTGCAACTGTGAGCTTTGCTTCCACCGGAATGTCCAGCTCTCCCAGCGTGTCGATGAACTTGGCGCTGATCACCTGCTTGTTCTGCATCATTAGGTCACCTTCGAGGTTCACCAGGTCGCCACCCTTGATCTTGTTCTCATAGGCTTCCTGCAAGCGCTTGGGGATGCAGGTGAGCATATTGGACCAATTCTGTGCGTCCTTTTCTTTCCAGCCGATGCTGGTCATGGTGCTGTTTTCACGGACGGAATGGAACTTGGCGCTGATAAACCCACGGACGGATGCTTTCATTTTGAACTCCTACTCAAGTTGTTTTTTCTGATTGCCCAACCACTGGACAACCAATTCAATCAAAGGAGGAACCTTCCTCCGAGGGCGTTGCCCTCCCACGGGAGGGGCGACGACCTGGAGGTAGGTTCTCACGTTCTTCACTCGCTGATCACATTGAGGCGCTGTCCCTTGAGCACCAAGGCGCTCCAGATAACGTGCCAGTTATCGTTGGGCATCCCATTGAACCCTGCCACCTGCGCCAGCGCGTCAAGCATTAGGATCTTTAGTGTCGGCACCTCGCCGGTCACGTCATCGTCCTCACTCATATCGCATACCCACATGCGCGCAGCCTTCCACCAATCGCTCGGGATGCAGTCCATAGGCGGTAGCCAATCGAATTCAGGAACCCCGCTCCCCAGCTCATAGTTCTCACCATCCACGAATGGGCGGTCACTGATTGCGGTGGCGTAGGTTCCGTGCTCACGCTCCCAAATCATCTCTGCGTGGTCATAGTCTGGATGCAACATTTGGTACTCCATTTGAATGTTCACTCACTTGAGGAACAATGGCTCAAGGCCCCCTCGGGGAGCCTCGCACCTCATTCATCTCGTCGCTCTCCACTCGATTAGGTTGCGGTTCACCTTGCGTTTGAGCTGCGACTGCCAGTCCAGTCCAAGCATCCGAAGGATTGCATTGCGCATCAGAGCCCCCACACGCGGAGGTTGAAGCCGATGGTGGTGAAGGCGACGAAGGTCACGACGAGGATGTTGAGGACGGTCATTTGGTACTCCATTTGGATGCCCATGCACATGCAGGACAATGACGAAAGGCCCCCTTGGGGAACCGATCGCTTTGTCCTCAGCCACACATCAACAACGTGCTGTGCCAGGCATTCAGCATGCACAACTCCTCCAATGCTCTTGGGATGCCGATATTCACCTCCCATGCCGTCTCCATCATGCTCACCTGGTTATCGAGTAGTGCGTCATCATGACCGCGTAGGGTTTCAATGTCATCCTGTAGCATGCTCACCAGTTCGTCAGCATCCTCATCGTTGCGTGCTCCGATCCAGCTCTCTTCGCGGATAAGCTCGATCCGTGCGTTGATGCGTGCAATCTTCTCTTCAGTACCTTCAAGCGGGATGCGTATGCTCATTTGGTGCTCCTAATTGGGCGGTTTGGCGAGGAAAAGAGAGTCAAGCACACCCGTGCAGACCCTACAACAACTCAAGGCCCCCTTGGGGAACTTGAGATGCTTCGTAAAAAGGTGAATGCCCCTGTAAACAATTCACCTGTGCCCCTTGACGCACTGCTCAAGCGGGATGTATCCTTGGGGGGAGGGGTAGGGGTGGAGGGTGGTCGTGTGGAACGCTGAACTACCAGTCAACCCACCAATCCTTGGTAAAGCACCTCCACCGACACCAGTGACACAGGACAGGTGCAGGACTGGATATGTGATCGACTCTGGAGGAACCGAGAGCTACAGCGGAGCGGAGCAAAGTAGAGTCGGAGCGTAGGTTCGGACAGGCTTGGTCGGGAGCATAGCAGAGAGGGCTCACCGCTCGGAAGACAGTGGTTAGCAAGCGAAGCGAGTCATTGCAGCATGTGTTGGTAAACACTCGAACCTCTGTGGTTAGAACGGCAGATCATCCACTACTACATCGTTCCTCTCCCTCTGCTCTCTCGCCCGTGCTTGCATACGTTCGACCAATACATCCAACTCATCCGGTGTAGCGAACCCGAAGACCTGATCATAAGCATCACCATTCATTGCAGCCTCGTTGTGATCGCCTGAACCCCAAGCGACACCCACACAAGGCCCCCTCGGGGAAACCTCTACCCCCGAAGGGGGGTGGGGGCCTCTATGGGTAGGGCTCTCTGTGGGTAGATATATCCCAATCGGAACCCCAGTATTGGTGACTGTTCTTTAGGTAGTTGTAGGAGACAGTTCTTTTAGGTAGATTAGTGGCAAGGGAAGCCATCATCATCAAGTGGTCATCATGGTCATCAGCACGGAACTAATTGCGAAGGTATGTCACGAAGTGAACCGCTCGTACTGCTCAATCATTGGAGACAGCAGCCAGCCTTGTTGGGCGGAAGCTCCCGAGTGGCAGCGCAGGAGCGCGGAGATTGGAGTGGCGGCGCACCTGTCCAACCCTTCGATGACGGCTGAAGACTCGCACAAGTCGTGGCTGGCTGTGAAGGAGTCCGAGGGCTGGGTTTGGGGCCCCGTGAAGGACGCGGAGAAGAAGGAGCATCCCTGCATGGTTCCGTACTCCGAGCTTCCAGCGACGCAGCAGGCGAAGGATCATTTTTTCAAGGCCATCGTCAGCGCGTTCAGCTGATGCCAGAGATCATCGAACACGATTACAGGGAGCATCGGATTCCGGGAAGAAACTCCTCGGGTCGTATTAAGCCTGGAGTGAGCGGTAATCCGAGTGGCAGGCCTAAGGGGAGCAAGAATAAGGTTAGGGTTCCTGAGGGCTATGTGAAGGCAGAGTCACAGGAGGAGAAGGGCAACATCTTCGTGACGTTTGAGCCTGTGGAGGGGAATGATGTACAGGACACGATGGAGAAGAATGCTGCTTTGTTTGTTAATGCGGCATGGGAGGCGATTGGCAACGGGAATCAACGACTGGCCGAGTTAGCGTTTGCGCAGTTATTGAAGGATCGTAAGAGCGCGGATCCGTTGAAGGGGCTGAAGGATTTCTTTGATAGGAGTCCGGAGGAATTGCGGGCGCTGGCAGGGGAGGTAGAGAATGGATGAAATGCGCAAGTTAATTTCCGAAAAAAGACTTTCACTGGAAGAGGAGATGGCGATGTTCGACGACGTAAGAGAGATGCTGGACGATCGTGCTCAACGGTATGGCGCGTTCCCCGATCACGCACTATTCAGCCAGGGGTTGAAGCGCGTTTTGATGAGTTCTCCCAAATGGGAAAGCCTTAGTTTTGCGCAGCGCGAGAGTCTGGAGATGATCTGCCACAAGATAGCACGGATCATGAACGGCGACCCCGACTACCGCGACAACTGGGACGATATTGCAGGGTACGCGACGTTGGTTAGTGATGAGTTGAAGCGGCAGGAGGTGGAGGCACGGCGGCAAACCATCAGTGGGATGACTGGGTGAATATGCTTCCTTGGATCGCAATTGGCGTTATGCTGGCACTTCTCTTTGTGGAGGCGTTTTGATGCAGCTGGATATTGAGGAGCAGATAGCTCAGGCTGAGTGGGAGGAATTCGTTCGTGTGCCGCGGTTGACCGTTGCACCTCGATGGCTTTTCCGCTGGCTTCTTGATTTCAAGTTCCTGATGGGGGGTGGCTGGTGATCGGCATTGATCCGAGCGAACTGAAGGTTGGCGACAAGGTGCTGCGGCTGGCTCCCCACAGGATCTTGATCCGAGGAGAAGTCATTGAGCACAAGGCCTACGGGAAGGTGTTTTTCGCAGAAGGTATGATTGACTGGCTTTTGCCCAAGTTCCTTGTCCGTGATGATGGACGTTTCCCTGAAGGAAAATTCATCAACCTTACGGTTGACCAAGAAGTGGAGCTTTGGCTCACATGATCGAATTCAAGATCAAGCTGTTCGAGGACGATCCCATCAATGTCACCCGCGTGGTCTTCGCCGCGGGGAAGCTCTGCGCGCGCAAGGAGAGCATCACGCACTTCTGGGAGGATGACGAGGGCACGCTCCTCATCGTCGTGGACGGCGCCACCTTCGAGATCCATGGCGAGAGCTATGATGATTTGCTGAAGAGGCTACGTTGAGCAAGTGGTCGCCAGAATTGCAGGCATTGGTGGATGCGCACGGGATTGAGTCCGTCTCGGCTGCTGCCGCTCTGCATCTGGCGGTCTTGAAGAAGAGCTATCCCAGTAAGTTGTTCGTCCCAAACAAGGGGCAGTGGCGCGCCTGCGAGGTGATGGGCCGCCCTCATACGCCATTCCACATTGGCTTCCTGGCTGGTAACGGGGTGGGCAAGACCAACCTACTGGTGAACACACTGATCGGCTTGGTCTGGGGGAGGAAGTTCCTGAACCCTGATTGGATGGGTAAGCTGCAACTGTGGGACAAGATCCCGAAGATGCCGCGCATCCGCATCGTCTGCCACAGCGATGATATGAAGGAGGGGGGCTCCCTCTATGATGAGCTGGTGGAGTGGATGCCAAAGGGGCATTACGAGATCGAGAAGGATGGCAAGACCTACTATTCCGTGATCCGATGTGATAACGGAGTGAATGTTAGCGTACGAACGCACGACCAGACACCAACGGCGCACGCAGGACCGAACCTGGACGTGATCCTTTGCAATGAGCCGATGCCACAAAACCTTTATGGAGAGAACGCGGGACGGTTGCGCAAGGCGCAGACGCCGATCTTCTGGTTCTTTATGACCCCGCTGAACGTGAGCGCCTGGCTGTTCGATCAGATCGTGGACGGCGCGGATGATCACGACACAGTGTGCGTCGAGGCCAGTATCTGGGATAACTGCAAGGACATCCCTGGCTGCAGGGGGCATCTGCCGCGGAAGAACATTGAGCAGCTGATTGCACAGTGGCGGCGCGAGGATCCCGACCAGGCTGAGTCGCGCATAACCGGAAGGTTCCAACACCTGAGTGGACGCATCTATAAGATGTTCGATCCGAACGTGCATGTGGTTGACGAGTTCGAGATCCCAAAGAATTGGCCTTGCAGTATGTCCATTGACCCTCACGACAGTCGGCCACCGGCTGTTGGACTATGGGCCCAGGATCCTTTGGGCAATATTTACGCGATTGGCGAGTACCCAAGTGGCGTAGATTACTCCAAATTACGCGACAACGGCATGACTTACGCCCATCACCAGCGTGCAATTCAGGCAAAAATGGTTTCAATGGCTCCCATTAAGCAGTGGGGCGACTTTGTGATGGACCCGAACAAGGGACTCACAAAAACTGGGCTCACGAACCAGACAATTCGCGATGAATATGCCAAGACTGGGTTAAAATGCCGCACCAATATCGCCGATGACCTCGATTTTGGACACAAAAAAGTTCAACAGTTGCTTTATTTCGATCGGGAGAGGTATATTTCGGACGGGGGAATGGTTGAGGACAACCATCCAAGGCTATTCGTGTTCAGGAGATGCCGGAATATTATCTCGGCGCTCTCGAAATACGGTTTCAAAACCGAAGGCGAGGGCGTGGCGAAGTCGTTGACATCCCGCGTAGAGCAGGACTTCAAAGATTTTGCCGACGTGGTACGATATCGGGCTGTCTCGATGAAGGCATACTCAAATCCTGATGGCAAAGGGGAGTCCTCGACGATGGAAGCAGTCAAGAGAGCACGCAATAAGGTTGGGAACAGCTGATGCTGACGAAGCCACCCGTTTCAATGCTCGGATTCGACGAGACTGACTACCGCTATGAGGCGCTGAACGACTCTCAGAAGGCCCAGCTGGTCACGAAAGTGGTCACGCTCTGGCGCAATAGCTCCCGCTACTGGTATCCCTACCTCGAAGAAGGCCAGGACAACTTTGAGGCCATTGAAGGACGCTGTTTTACTGACCAAGAGCTCGATAGGTTCAGGCAAGAAGACAAGGAGCCTATTCAGGTTCCAATCATCCTCTCCAGAATAATGAGCTTGAGCGGAATGCAGCGGTCCGGCCGCCGCGATGGCATTGTTGTTGGCCAAGGTGGCGATGACGCTGCTCCGGCCGACGTGGTGAACAAGCTGCTGAAGGTGATTCGCCAACGGAACCACCTCGACCAGCAGCGCAGTGACGTTTTCTTCCAGGGCATTGTCTCTGGCTACCCCTGCTTCCTCTGGCTGGAGAAATCTACCGAGTCGGGCAAGGGTATCGATGCTTATTCGCGCCCGTGGAACAGCACGATTGCTGATCCGAACTTCACTAAGCTCGATCTGAGCGATACTGACAACCTTTTCAACCTCGCAGTGATGACCAAGGATCGCACCTTGGCGCATTACCCGCAGGCTGAAGCTGAACTTGCACGCGTCCATCCCTACGGCGATATGACCGTAGACCAAAGCATTTACGAACAGGGCTTGGTGGACGCGAACGAACGACACACTCTCTTCACCGCGCTGCAGGACGCCCAGCTGAAGTACACTCGAACGGGACTGATCACCGTCGTGGAGAGATTGTTCTTCCGAAAGAAGACCATGATGGTCTGGTACGATCCACTGCTGAATGACGCACGGATTCTCCCGATGGAGTGGAGTCCGGTCGAAGTGCTGCGCTGGCGCGCCCAGAACCCGAGCTACCAGATGCAGGAAACCGAGATGAAAGTGCTGTGGGTAACCACCTGCACTGCCACCGGGGCATTGTTGGAGAATCGGCCCCACTGGTTCCAGGAAGAACGGTTCCCTTGTGGGATGTATGTGGCTTCGATGCGCAACAACGCTCCCCGCGGCGTGGTGAGCACGATGAAGGTGTCGCAGAAGATGAACTCCATCGGCCGCACCCAGTACGTTCACTCGCTCCGCTATGCCCATGACCAACTGATGAAGGTCAAAGAGGGGGCCCTGGTTGATGCCGAACAGTCTTCGATTGAGAAGTCGCGCACTGGCGGCGTGATCGTCCTAAAAGACGATGCGATGATGGATGATGTGGAATTCGTTCCAAACAACGTGGCCAACCAAGGCTACGTTGACCTGAGCAATATTGCCTCGTCCGACCTCGATGAAATTAGCAACATCCAGCAGGAGCTCCGTGGTGAACAGGCGAGTGCAAACGACACTCGGGCGGCGATGGACCGACGCATCACGATGCAACAATCCAGCCAGGGGATGTACTTCGATAACTTCGACATCTTCGACGTGGAGCTGCACCGCACCATCCTCAAGATGCTGCCTTATGTGTTCACCGAGCACCAGATGCACCGCTACACAGATGAGAACAACCAGGAGGTGGTCTTTGAGACTAACGCCCCAGTTGAAACCGACCCAATCACAGGCGCAGTCACTCGCGTCAAAAATCGTTTGGACGCTTGCGACTACGATTATCTCCAAGCTGTGGGAGACAATTCTGTCACGGGTCAAGCGGAGCAAAACGCCGAATTCGCAATAATGTCCCAGCAGGTGTTGCCTACAATTCCTCGCGAACTGTGGGTTACTTACCTCCGCTCAATGCCCAATATGCACGCCCAGAAGTTTGCGGCCGATCTGGAAGAATCTGAGAAGAACCAGGCCGAAGCGCAGAAGCGCGGCGACCCGACTCCAGCACGCAGCGAAGTGAGGATGAACCTCAATATCGCTGGCGCAGACATTCAGACCCGCGATCCGATGATCATGGACGTGCTAAAACGCCAAGGAATCGTTGGACAGGTCCAGCCAGGACCACAAAAGACCGTAGGCCAAGTGAAGGCCGAGAACAAACAACAACAAAACCAAGGAGTGCAGAATGTCGGTTCAGGGCCAGCAGTCTGACGAGAAGATCGAGGATCAAGTAGCAAGCGAATCCACCTACATGATGGAGGACGGCATAGTCGCCTCTGCCAATGAGGATGGAAGTGTCGATATCGTAGTTCCCGAGGACATCGACAACCCAGAGGTGGCCGACGCCTTCATTTCCAAGCTGACCCCCGATCAGCTGAAGGACTTTGAAAAGAACTTCCTGAACAAGAAGGAGGAGGGGAGCGACAAGGGCGCCACTGATGGTGACCCTGACCCGGAGGTTAGCGCCTCTGTCGCCCCCTCCTCTGATCAGGAAGTCGAACAGCAAGGACTTCCCGCTGAGATCTTCGCAGCTCTGGAGCCAGCACAACAGAACTACATCAAGCAGCTGGAGGAGAAAGTCCAGATTGCTGGCGATTACGCTGACAAAGCGGCGATGGATGGGTTGGAAAAACTCCTGAGTGATCCAGTGGTCAGTAACCGATTGAAGGTGTTGCTGGGCCAAGAGAAGGACGTGGTAATGGAAGGGTTGGGCCAGTTCATGGACCCGCGATCTCTGCACAACCTTCGCCTCGACTTCGATATGGACCCAGTCGGCAGTTCGCAACGGCTGAGCACGCACGTCGCAAAACTCATTGACGCTGCACGCAGCAGTGAACGCGCAGTGTTCCAACAGGAGCACCAGCGCAAAGAAGGGGCGCGGCTCTATGAAGCAGAGCTCCAAAAAGTGGCATCGTCCGACAAGGCACTGGCATCGAGCCTGCCCGTTTCGGACCCCAAGCATCCTCTGGCCAAGTTCCAAACTTGGCTGAAGGAGAACGAGAAGAACGTCAACTTAGTTGGGCTGGGCGGTCCGGAGACGTACGCATTGTACCTCCACAAGACCGGCCAGAAGACAGGGCTTGACTCTTCCGTAGCGTCGAGATCCCGCCAGGAAACGTTGAAAGCGATTGGGAAGGCAAAATCCCAAGCTGCAACGACCCTCGGGAGAACGGCGCAACCCGCGAACGCCAGCCAAACCAGCAGCATGGGAGTTGACATCAAACGGTTCCGCACCGATGATGACTACGCTCAGGCGATGTGGCAACAGCACGGCGGTGATCCAAAGATGGCCAAGGCGCTAATGTCCATGGCTACAGAGTAACCCAACTAAGGAGAGATCATGGCCCAGGGTCAGATCAATTGGAAGAGTAGCGGATCCGCTACCAAGTCCTACATCGTCAATCCCGCGCTAGAGCGCGGCCTAGCGTACCAGTTCCGTAACCGCTCGGCACTTGGCCGCCTGAGCAAGCCGATCATGGAACGCATGATCAGCGACAATGGTCGCATGCGCTCCCAAGACCTGGCTGCTACTGCGGTCATCCAGCGCAAGGAAATCAAGACTGGAGATGAAGCGCGCTTCACTCTGATTCAGAACATCAAGGGCGCAGCCACTCATGGCGACGCTCCTGTTCGGACTGGCGACTACCTCGCCTACCTCCACAAGAACATCAAGATCAACCAGATCCACACCCCTGCCATCCCCATGATGGAAGAGATGTCTCGGATGCGCGTTGCTGAAGTTCTCAGTGGGGAAGAGAATGAAGTTCGCCGCCAGCTCGAAATGTGGCTGGCCGAAGAGTACACCTATGACGGTTACTCGGCAATGTTCAACGGCGCAAGCAAGGGCCTACTCACCATTCCTGAAAATGAAGGTGGGTTGAACCTCGACTTGGGCCGCGGTGCCGGCAAGGGCCTGTCCATCGAGCACATCCTGATTGCTGGCAAGACTGGCACTCAGGTTGGTGAACTGAGCTACGCAGCGACCAGCTCTAGCGCAGCTCTGACGGCCTACGAAGTGGCAATCAACACCGCACTGATCGCCGCCGATGCACAGCTGGCCGGTGCCGCTGACGATGCCGCGCGCCAGACCCTCTACGGCTTCCACCGCGGGATCATCGCTGACCTCCGCGACTGGGTGGTCACCGCGAAGATTGCCGAGACGGAAGTGGCTGGAAACGGCAAATGGTTCGTCGCGTGCGACCCCTCGCTGCTCAAGACTCTCACCCGCCAGGGTGGTGAGCTCTTCGAAGCGTGGAAGTACTCGCGCGAACGCGCCGAGAGCAACCCCGTGTTCGGCTACGATTACATCGAGCTGGACGATTTCGTCTTCTTCAAGGATCCCTACCTGAAGCAGTTCCGTCCTGTGGTCGGTGCTGGTGGTGCGGAAATCACTTGGGGCAATAGTGGCTATGCCGACATGCGCGAACGCGCCGTGCCGACCAGCAACTGGGCTCCTATGCTGATCCTGGGCAACCAGGCCATGATGGAAGCTACTTCCGGAACGGTCAGCTTGACCAGTTACGAAGGCAAGCACGGTCAGGGCTGTGAAATTGCCGGCCACATCAAGCAGTCGTTCATGCGCACTCAGTGGCAGCCCAAGGACGGACGCACGACTCCGTTCCTTAACCAGTCCAGCGCCTTGGTGCTGGCCTACGCTCCCACTTCCACCTTCACCAACTTCTAAGGAAGGCTGAAAAATGGCACAACTTACTGGAATCGTCCAGAACGCCTCTGAGATCCTGGTTACCAAACAGGAGTACAAGGGCCCCAACGTCACGCTTTGGGGTGCCAAGTGCATCAAGAGCATGACGCAGATGGAACCCAACGGCACGACCGCAGGCACCACTGCTTCGTTCACCGCTACCAAGCATACCACGTTGTCCCTTCAGGGATATGTAGACTTGTCGGTGACCGGCACGGATGATGGCCTCGACGCCAATGCTCAGGCTGGGTACAAGGCTTCGATCTTCTTCAACGCCCCGATCGGGTCGGAGTACAAGGCCATCATCTGCAACACCACGGGAACCGTGATCAACTGCAAGAAGTTCCTCAAGGTCGCCAATGCCGGCGTCCGTGCGGACTGGGCGTGGTTGCTTGCCGTCCCCGGCATCCCCACTGCTGCGCAGATCCCGAAGGTGGACACCGATGTCACCCGCCTGGTCTTCGCCGCGGACGCTACCTAACACCTAACAACCGAGGGGGGCTTCGGCCCCCCTCCCTTTTGACTTTTCAACTCAGGAG